AACCTGATGAAATTGTTGAAGAAATAAGAATTCTTGATGGTAGAGTTTGACCGACTATCATATATCTACTTTGTTCTGTGCTATATGCTATTGCTCTACCATCACCATCCGACCAGAATGTGTCAGTTGTAGTGTTATTTTCAGTGAAGGTGGTTCCATTTGTAGTCCAGACAACTTTTAAATTTGATGTTCCTTGTCCGAATTCCTTTACCAAAGTGCATGACCATAAATAACCTTGGTCTGCTGTGTAAGCATACATTGGTTGATAAGCCTCACCACCCCAAGTTGAACCAACTGAAAAAGTATGAGCTACAACCCAAGTAGTTGCATCAGTTGAAGTCAATATATTTTGATAAGTATTTACTATAAATTTACCAAATGAAGAACACCATTTAATACCAACTGTGGTATTTGTAGTTGTTCTTGTTCTTGAGGTCCAAGTAACACCATTTGTTGAACTCATAATAGCCGCTGTTGTTGATGCAATTTCAGCCACACCTACATAAAGTCCAAGGTCAGGTGAAAAATCAACACTTACATAGTTTGATGAATTTGGAGTCGTGGCTGTGGCCCAAGTTATACCATCATTAGACCATGCCGCTCTTAAATTTGTGCCAGTTTTTCTAACACCAACCCATCTACCATAAGTAAGACCTGGTGTTACTGGTGCTTCTATTGTTTGCCAAAATGCTACTGCTGAAAACATTAATAAGATTGATAATTTTTTATTGTTGAAACCCACATATCAGTTCCATCATACAAACAACTCATTATAAATGATCCTGTAAACCCTAATGCAGTTGCACCAACAGTTTGCCAATTTGAGGCTGAACTTAATGTAAACACAAAAGAACCAGCTTTGATAGCAAAATTGTATATAGTGTTTTTAGGTGCAGTATAACTAAAAGTTGTGTTACTGGTTAGTGTATATGCATAAATATTTGATAATGACAAAGATGCTGTGTAAAAGCCGGATATTGATGCAGTAGATACTGTTGTCTCATACATATTTACAATAGCTGAATAGGTTCCAGAGCTATTACCATAGGATAATGTTTGTTCAAATGTTTGTGTTTGTGTAACACCACTGGTTCCAGATGAACCACTTTGTCCAGATGAACCATTTAATCCATCCGTTCCAGTTGAACCTGAAGTTCCTGCTGAGCCAGATGAACCTGAACTACCACTTGAACCAGATGAACCTGAACTACCACTTGAACCAGATAAACCTGAAGAACCACTTGAACCGTTTTGACCTGACGAACCACTTGAACCGTTTTGACCTGATGTTCCCGATGAACCATTTAAACCTGATGTTCCCGATGAACCATTTGTTCCAGATTGAGATATTAATGATAAAAACAATTCGTGATTATTTGAAAAGTTTGTTGTTCCTGTTCCCGCTGATGAGATTAAAGACACAGGCACTTCCCAATAATTACTCGCTCCAGCAATTAAAGTTGGAGTTGATGTAATAACCCATATTTGATAATTACCACTATTGCTTCTATCTTGTATTGTAATCCTCTGTCCTATATGTAAGAGTGCTAAAAATATATCTATATCTATAATCGGAGCATCTGTAAGATGATTTATATTTATTTGAGTTGCTGATATTTGAGTTGCGTTATTCCATAGAATATGACCTGAACCAGGATTGCCTGTAATAATTGATGTCTCGGCTTCATATAAAAATATATTAGAACTTAAACCATCAATACCACTTGAACCACTTGTTCCAGTTGAGCCTGACGAGCCCGATGTTCCGCTTGAACCATTTAAACCTGAACTTCCTGAACTTCCACTTGAACCATTAACACCTGATGAACCACTTTGGCCTGATGAACCAGAAGAACCGTTCTCACCTGATGAACCATCATTACCATTCACACCTGAACTTCCTGATGAACCACTAAGTCCTGAACTACCATTTGCACCATCAACACCTGAACTTCCTGATGAACCACTAAGTCCTGAACTACCATTTGCACCATCAACACCTGAACTTCTGATGAACCACTAACTCCTGATGAACCTGATGAACCTGAAGAGCCACTAACTCCTGATGAACCATTTTGACCTGAAGTTCCTGAAGTGCCAGACACTCCTGAACCAGTTCCTCCACCACCAGAAGTTCCAGCAGGTCCAGGAGGTCCCATAGGTCCTGAGAATCCTCTATCACCTTTTTGGCCTTTAAGACCTTGAGCACCTGTGGCGCCTGTAGCTCCTACTTCACCTCTTAAACCTTGTATACCTTGAGGCCCGATTAATCCGATTGGTCCTAATAAACCTTGAAGTCCTGTATCACCTTTATCACCTTTAGGTCCTTGTGGTCCTACTTGACCTTCAGAACCTGTTGCTCCTTGAAAACCATCAAAGTAGTCTATATTTTTAATAGGTGTGTATCCATCTAAACCATTGATACCGTGTTTACCATGTTGACCATCAAAATAATCAACACCTTTAAGTGGTGTATAACCATCAAGTCCGTGAATTCCTGATTTACCATCTTGACCATCTAAACCACTTTTACCATCTAAACCACTTTTACCATCTCTGCCATCTTGACCATTGAATCCATCAATTCCGCGTTCTCCAGTGTCTCCTTTTGAGCCTGTAACACCAACAATTGGTTTATCAGTGCCTAAATATAATCGACCTAAAGATTGTTTCTCTGTCAAAGTAACTTTTCTATAAGTTCCATCCGCTTGTTTTATGTAATAACTATTGCTCATATCAACTTGTTGGATTATTTGGTTTAGGATAAATAGGTGGTGTTGAACTTTGAGTAAGTGAGATACTATGAAAACCTTTAGTGTAAGCAACATGAATATCCCAATCTAATGTTTCTGCTGTTTGACCTACTAATCTCATTTGAACTGATTGAGTTCCTGATTGTGTAAAACTAACTACAACTGTTGAAAAGTCTGTCTTAACATTACTATCAATTGAACCACCAATAGCAGTCAAAGAAGAACCAGAGTGTCTGAATCCACCAAAGAAACGACCAACATAACCTTTTGAACCATTAGTGTTTAAGGCAACAACATGAGTATCAATCATAGCGGTCTCACCTGATTCCATCGGTATAAGGTCTACAGAGTAGGTAGCAAAACCAGACATTGTAAAACTCATAAAAGATTGAAATGAAGCTGACTCCATAACAGATGCAGTAGATGCGATTCTATTTACATAATATCTTTCACCACCGCCTTCAACAAAGTAAGTATAAGCAACACCAGACTGAGATGCATTTATTACAGCTCTGACTCCGTTATAAGGATAATTTCGTGTTAGTAGATTAATTGCCATGTATACGCCTGTTGAGTTCTTTTATTTCTTTTATCAACTCAGACATCGTAAGTTTTAACTCATCAAACTTTTCTGTTAAGTTGTCTACTTTATTCTTGTAGTCTAATTTAAGTAAGTCAATTTGTGTTTTATTATCATAAGACATTTGTTTAACATCTTTTAACTCATCCATTGTTCTCTTTAGAAAAAAACCTAAAACAGAAAAGATTAAACCACCTAATAACATCAATATTTCCTGCATCATTATGAAAGATATTTTTTTAAGAACTTAAGTTCATCCATTGTTAAATCTCTGTATCTGTCTTCAATATAGATATCAGAATCATATTGGTAATTAGTAGGATACATATCTTTTGAAGCAGCATTGTAAAGCGGAAAGAACTCAGAATATTCACATAAGTAATTTACGACTCTTTGATTATAAAACTCACCTAAGTTTTGCATCTCTTCTCTAATATACTTTAACTCCTGAACTGTAGATACAGCTGTGTTTTCAGAAGTAGCTCGTGCGACACCTATGTTTCTTATTTGAATTGCTAAATGTGGTAGTGCTAAATAAATAGTCCAGTAAGCTAAAGCCTTTGAACACATATTGATTAAGTCAATCTCTTGTGATATAAAGTAAGGAGTTGAGAAAGTAGTTCCAATGAACAATTGATACTCTAAGTAATTGTAAAGTGGTGTTCCTAAAAGGTCTTGAATATAAATATCCTGTGCCTCCTGAACAAAAGGATAAATCTGGTCTACATCAATTGACTTACCTAATGGTGTATAAGTCTTAAGATATTGGTCGTCTATAAAAAGATATGAGAAAGTTGCTGCCATCGATTAGTTTTTATTTTATTGAGGTGGTGTCTCTTCAACTATTTTTATCGGTGTGAGTTCTTCAATTGATACTCTTGCTACACCGTTATACACTAAGACTTCTTTAAAGGCATCTAAGATAAGTTTTCTTTCTGGTCTGATAACCATATTATTGAAAATCTCCCACGATTGTAATAACTCTGTTGAATATCCTAACTTACCAGGAACTTGAATTCCTAATAATTGAGGGTGACATCTATGTGCAGTTATAATCTGTTGTGTTATTTGTTCTGAGACTTGTAAAAGTCTTGCATCTATGTTTGTAGCATCTAAAGTTTGAACCTCTGGTGCTAACTCTTTACCATCAGCATAAAAGATAATTGCTTTACCAGCGTTCTTTGCACCACCGTGTTGTTGTTTAATTGCTTCTGAGTTCATTCTACGCTCTTCAGGTGAAGGTTTCTTAAAGAACTTAAATATAATAGAAGGTGAGAAACCATTGTTGATTGCTGCCAAGTTATATTCAGCCATAAGTGCATCAGCTTTAATCCATCTCAAAGCTGAGTAGTAGTTAGGCAAAGCATAGTAATCCATATTGTTATCATCATACTTGATAAACATCAATTGTCTTAGTGCTTCACCATTAGGATCATACTTATCTATTTTACGAGGTGGATACATTCTTGTGTTAGTCCAGTTCTCAGAATAGTAATATTCATTTATTTGGTCGAATTCATCTTTTTTACCTGAAGCAATACGAGAAGCATCAATCCAATTGATATCAACTATACGAGTTCTATCCATAGAATAGATTACTTCAAAACAAGAATATCCAAATGTTTCTTGGTCTCTTGCTACCATCCAAAATGCTTTATCTAACTTTCTCCAGAAAGGTATTTGTTTCCAGTTATCAACGATAAACTGATTTGATAAATCTCTTGTTGTGTCAAATAAAAAACCATTACCTGCAATTAAAGAAGTCTTACCTTCAATAATTGAATCGTGAATAGCTGATGAGTTTCTATACTCTAAAACATCAATAGGAAAAGAATTGTTAGGTCCGAATAAAACCCAGTCAAATCCTTTCTGTTCTTTAGGCATCGGTAGTTCGATGTTCTTTAAACTGATGGCCTCTGAAATGTTTTGAATTAAATCTTCACTTCGAGGTGCTTGTATCGGTGCAGGTTTTCTGCTGAAATAGTCAAATATAGCCATACTTATCTTCTAATTGCGCCTGATGTTTTTGCGGGTCTATCTAAGGCTGACCAATTTTTTTGTTCTGTTACTACAACTTTACCCGTTTCAAGTTGTTTTTGACCGGCTGTTACGACATAAGACCACATTCCTGCTACTAAGTTCAGTTTAGAGATGTTGAGATTTTCAGGTGTTCCAACACCTATTTCAAATTCACACCACTTGTTGTCAGGTTGCAAATCAGTTGGGTAAAAACTTTTAGTTGCACCAGAGACATCATTAGTGAGTGTAAATAAGAAACTCGCTGTAGAACCATAAGGTAAATCTTCTCTTAAACTTATCCATACTGAAGTAGTAAGGCCAGGTGTAAGTGTTATTAACATAAGACCGGTTTTATTTTATATGTTGTCTAAACTTCAACTTGTTTTTTAAGTAAAACATATGTTAGTTATAATCTGCGTATAAATAAAAAACCCGTAATCAATTGCCTGACTACGGGTTTTTTTATATGTGGAACCTAATAAGGTTTAAGCCACTAAAGCTGCTACGATACTCGCAGACACACCAAATGCTCTATCAACCTCAAATCCTTTAAGAGTTAAAGTATAGTTAGAACCATCAGCTTTCGCTGTTCCTGATGTAGAAGTAGATTCTGAAAGATAAATTCCCTCAGTTGCTCCTGGATACCAGTATAATCCATTAGAATCTTTGAAGATACACGCTAAGTCTCTTTGAGTTAAAAGAGCCAAAGTGTTTCTTTTAGCAACATCTCTTCTTGGAATAGTAACCGTAGTGGTTTGTTCAAACAATGCTGAACCAGCCTCAACAGACTTAACTAAATCTTCTGTGAATGTAGCAGAGTTTCTGTTAAACTCAAATTCATAGAAGTTAGAAGCCGAAGCTAAGATGATTGCAGATACAGTTCCACCTGCCTGAGTGTATGATACGATATTATCAAAGTCAGTTAGATATAATTTTGTGAGTCCACCAATATTGTTGTTACAATCTTTAGCGATACCACCTGAAAAACTTACACAAGCCATTTCTTATAATTTTTTTTTAGTCCAAAAGGATTATGCCATAACCGTTCCACCAGAGTAGAATACGATTTCGTTACCATAAAGGTAATTCACACCAAATTTCAATGCTGTTGCGAATCTTTCAGTTCTCGCACCAGAGATATTTCTTTGAGGAATCATAATGATTTCATCCCAATCAGAAGTCAAATCTGTTAAGAAATAAACTTTGTCTGAGTTAAATGCAATCATTTGTTTAGCAGATAAACCTGAAGTAGGGATAAGTCTATAACCTAAATAATTAAGTTCTTTATCACCAACTAAGAATAATCCACCTTGAGTAACTGCTTGTGCTTGTTTGTAAGAAAAAGCAATTTGTTGAGAAACAAAGATTTTAAAGTTAGCTTCCTGACGAACTTCAGCAGGAACTGAATCTAAAACTCTGTTTAACTCAGTAACAACATTTGCAGATGTTAATGAAGCTGTAGCCGATACATCGATTACATCAGAATCAGCAAGTAATAATTTATTCAAACCGTCACAAAGTGAGTAAGGGTAAGAAGCAGTTGCTGTGTTACCTTGGAACATAACTTTTTCTAAGTCAGAAGAAACTTTTTCTGCTACATAATCAACTACGAATTCAGCATAAGATGCTGGCATCACTTCTTCTGAGTTAGACCCAGCTCTCAATTGTAATGAAAGATAGTTAGCTTCGAATGTAGTAGCGCAATATTCAAGGTTAACCTTAAGGTCGCAAACCTCCATTGTTTTTTGGTTAAGTGTTCCTTCACCAGTTGCTGAGAACGAACAGTCGTCAGCTTGTAAAATGTTGCCTAAATCTGAGTAAGCTAATTTAATCTTAGATTTCACATTAGGAATCAAAGATAACTCATTTTTAGCAACACCTGTTGTAAGAACTTTCTTGAAGAATCCTTCAGCGTCCTTACCATAAAAAGTAGTATTGTCTGTTAAAGCCATTTTTTATTGTTTTTATTTTTTGTGGTTTCTATTGTATATGTTAGAAAACCTGATTTTTGTTTTTACTTGTTATATTTACGAGCAAACTCTTTGATTCTTGCCTCAGCTGTTGTAAATTTATTGTCAAGTTGAGACTCTGCTTTTTTGATAGAACCAGTAGCAGGTGTAGTAGAAAACTTCTCATCGATTTGTTTCTTATACTCTTCCATACCTTTGTCATTACCTTCAACCATAATTTTAAGTCTTGTAATTTCTTCCATCAACTCACCGAATCTATTATCAATCATCATTGATACTTCTTCTGGTGTGATAACAGCTGGTAACTCAGAACCTGTGTTAGGGTCAATTGCCATAGTAGAAGGTTCAGGTTTTCCGTCTACAACTGGAACACAGTTAGGAACTTCTTTACCATCGATTGTTTTCATACCAACCATTTCGTAACCTTCATAACAAGGTCCATCTCCTGCAAGATTTCCTGCTTCTACTGGTTTGATTTCTGTTATGATACCATCAACAGTAACGACTATTGTTCCGTCTTCAGCAACATGGCCATCATCTGGAGCCTTCTCTGTTAAAGCTTCGTCTAAAAACACAGCAGTTCCAACAGCTAATTCACCATCATAATAAACTACTGTTCCGTTCTTTAAAGTAGCAGATGCAAATTTTAATTTTTTCATATTGTTTTCTTTATTTTTTAAGGATAATTCTAAATCAGCTAATATCTCAACTGAGAATCCTTTTACTTCTTCACTCTTAACTTTATTCAACCAAAAGTCAGCGTCTTTAATTTTAACACCACCGAACCAAGTTCCTTCTGGTAAGTCAAAGCCAAGACCACGACTTTTATCTTGCTCGTTTTCTATGAGCCAATTCTGAGCCACAAAGGCATCAACTTTAACATCCGAATGCATAAAGTTTATATTCTTACTGTTAAGATCCTCGTTGAACTTTGTGGCTATTTTTTCTATTTCTTCTCTACTAAATCTAACATAATATTCACCGTTAAATTCATCACTTCTGTAGATTAACATATTTGGAATTAAAAAAGGTCCGAAAAGCATTTGCTTTTCTTTATCTGTTTTAAAATTTAGACTTTCTTGTTTAGCTAATTTAATCCAGTTTACTTTTATTGCTGGGTCGTCGACTAATGATATCATACCAACACCTTGACTGATGTCTTCATCGCTTAAAATAATATCGTAAATTGGTAATTTCTTTTCCATAACCTATATGTTGTTTTTTGGTCAAAATGTTTTTTATCCGAAAGTAGCGTTGTCTTCAAGAACTTTAACTTTGTTTTGAGTAGATGTAATATCACTTTCCAACACATAAACTCTTTGTGAATTAGGTGATGTCGGAGTAGGTGGTTCAGGTGGCGGGTTTGTGCCAACATTTGCATTCTCATTGAAAGTAGTGAAACCACCACCAATTGAATTCAAAGAACTACCTGTAGATATTGGAGACGATGCAGATACTGTTGATGTTGTATCTGCTTGTGAACCACCACCATCTAATTTTGTGTTGTTTATATTTTGAATTTGTTTAGCAGTTGTAGCTACAACTAATCCTGCTAATATGGCACCTACAATAGGACCAGCAATCGGACCTAATTGAAACGCTGAAGTAAATGCAGTCAAAGCACCTTGAAATCCAGAAATCAAAGCCTGTGCTTTTTTAAGTTTCTTTTCTTTATCAAAAGCCTTTTGTCTTTGTTTTAACAATTCTGCATTTAGTTTTCTTTCATTACTATCAATAAAAGCAGTTCTATTAATATCTAAGTTTGAAATTGCGGCATTGTATTGCTCTTGTGATATCACACCATTAGTTAGACTTTCATTGAGAGCTTTCTTTTCAGCATCAAAAGAGTTTTGACTTTTTATGTTTTTATCATCATAAAACTTTTGTGTGTCAGCCAGTTGTTCGTCAAGTGCTAATTTGTTAGATTCGGTAATAGCTGAAAAAAGACCTGATAATTGACTTGCAAATAATCCAAAGATTTCGTTTATTGCATCAATTGTCTTTTTAACACCATCAAGAACTTCTTCATCTGACTTTTCTGATAAATCTACTTTTGCTTTGTTATACTTAGCATCAGATTCTAATTTTTTTACATTAGCTTCTTCAGTTAAATTGACCGCAGATTTATTTATAACAACCTCAGTTTTTTCAGCCTCTGTAGCAATTTTATCAACAGTTTCTGCATTTAGGGCTATTAGTTGTGAACTAAAATCTTCTTCACTTATTAAACCAGCTGCTTGTTTTTGTTTTAAAAAAGTCTCATTAGCTTTAAATTGTTCTGTTAAATATTTCTCATTAACTTTTACCGTCGCAATACCAGTCTCGTCATTAAAATCGATATTAAATTGTTTAAGATTTTTGTAATAATTTAAGATTTCAGTTATCTGAAATAATCTTTCAGCTTCTGCTTTATCTCTTTCTAATTTGCTTTGTAATTCTAAATTGGCTTGTAGTAACTGCGTTTTTTGGTCTTCTATTTGTTTAAAATCAACTAAACCTTTTTGTTCTATTTCTAATCTGTCAATAGCTAATTGGTTTCTTCTGATTTGTAAACCAGTCAAACTATCATTTGTGTTGTTATTACCGAAAGTTATCTCATCCTGTAAAATCTTTTCTGCTAAAATTAAATCGTCTATGACCTTTTTTTGATTTTCGAGTCTATTTTTTTGTTGTATCTCTAATTCTTCAAATAATTCAGTATTTACATTTTTAGTTCTTTGAGTGTAGAAAATTTCCAAATTTTGTAGTAATCGTTTTCTTTCTATCTCATCTGTTATATTGTTTTCAATTGCTTTCTTTTGAGCTGTATACTCCTGTATAATTTTTGAAAGGACTATATCTCTTTCAAACTCTAAGTCATCGAGTTTACTTTCTGTTCTTTCAACTCTTTTACGGGCTAATTTTTCTTCTTCACTATCAGCCTTTTGTTGGAATTCTATAAGACCTTTAATAGTTTCATTATACTTATCAGCAGCTGTAGTGGCTTTGTCTGTTTCTGTTGTGTTTGTTTTATGTCCCTCAGCTGCTACAAATAAAGCATTTGATTCATCAGCTAATTGTTTTTTTAATGTAGTTATAGTTCCAGATAAATTATCAATGCTTGAGTTTGCTAAATTTATCTCACCTAAATAATCAAAGACATCATTTTGTAGTATTTGAAATTGTTTACCTTGTTGTAAAAAACCAGCTTTTAAAATATCTAAATTACCAACAAGTGCCTCACCAGATTCAACTTGTCTTGCATAGTTTGTAATATAATTTTTCTGTGATTGATTCAATATACCTAACGAGCTGGCTAACTTTGTGATAGCTACTTGTTGTTTAGTAAATTGGTTTTCAATTGCCTTTTCATTTTGTGCTAATTTAAATTTTTGTCGAGAAAATGCTATATAGTCGGCTACAGATTTAGTAACTTGGTCTTGAAAAAATCTTTCATCTTTTAGATTCTTTATAGTTGTGCCGTAAGTTGCATTACTTTGTTTGATTAATTCTAATCTTTCTTTAGAACCTGGTAAAGAGTTTTTAATTTGTGCGGTCAAAGAAATAAAACCTGATACTTGACCTGCAAATTGCTCGGAACTTCTTTTGATAGCTTCATTTTGTGCATCTTGAGCTTTTTTAACTTGTTCTAATTGTTTTTTCCTTTTTTCATCTGCTTTTTCAGCATCACTTTCAGCTGATGCATATGATATTAAGCCTGCAACTACAAGCCCTAAAGCCGTAATAATAGCGACTAACGGTAGTGCATTTAAAGCCACGGCAAATCCAGTTGTAGCAACAGCCGCTTCAGTAGAAGCAACAGCCTCACCCTCTTCGGCGACAGCAGTTGCTGTTATCGCAGTTGCACTTGCAGCAGCCGCTGGAAATAAAGAACTAAAACCAGCTTTCAATTCTGTAATCTTATCACCTAAACCACCGAATGTAGTTATGGCTTGTGATAAGTTTAATAGTGCTGTAAGTTTTATTAAGGTTTTATTGAGTTCTTCATTTTCAGAACCGAATAAGGCTTGAGCCGCTGCTATACCTTGAAAACCAGCAACACCTATCTGAGCGGTTGTTGATAAAGCTTTACCTAATCTCTCAACACCAGTTCCAGCTAAACTACCAATTACAGCAGAGGTATCTGCTATTGTGTCTCTTAGTTGACCTGCTCTCACAGAAAGTTCTTGAAATCTTGCTGAGCCAGGTTCTAAACTTTGTAACTCTACTGTAATTTTTCTTAGTTCAAGCCTAAGAGATTGAGCTTTGGTTACAGTTTCACCAATTGCAGTTCCTGTGTTTTTTACAGCTTGACCACTTGTATCTAAACTATTAGCAGCCTGTGCTGTTTGATTTATAGTTTGATTGAAATCTTTTGCGGATTTGTTTACGCCTTTGAGTGATGAGTCAAGTTTAGTTGCATCTTCTGTAACAGCTACTAACACTTTCTCTAAATTTTTAGATTGATTTTCTAAAAACTTAAACTCACGAGTATTTTGACCAACCTTACTCAGTTCTTTATTTGTTTCTGTTAAAGCATTTTCTAACTCACCAATCGTTTTAACCGATTGTTCGATACCATTGACTTTTACATTTAATTCAAAATCTGCCATTTATTAAAGAACATTTATTAGTCTATGATATGAAAAAGAACAAAGCCATTGAACAGTAACAGAGCCTTGACCTTTTGCTTTAATATAGATATTATTAGAATCAACTGCTACTTCAACATCAGGTTGTATGCCTGTAAAAGAAGAGTTTACATTTAAAACTGGTGTGCCGATGATTACACCTGTGAGTGTGTCAAGTAATGCGCCTGTGCCAAATAAATCAGCAGCAAACACAGTAGAAGCGTCATCTATTACAGTGCATAGTATATTTGCTTTTATACTTATTATATCACCACCTGTAGCGGTAGCAGACCAAGGTATTGTAACTAAATCTGTAAAGAGAGCATCACTGGTTCTTAAAAGAGTTTGTGAGGTAATCCATTCTGACTTATCATATTGACCTGTTCCATCATCAGCCATACCTTTTACAGCTGATTTACCAGACACAACATGCATATCATTTTCATAAACAGGTCTTGTTAAACCACGACCTAAGTGAGTTGAATAACTTATACTATCATCAAAAGTAATTGATGTGCCAGCTGCAGCAAAAACAAAAGAGTTATTACTAAAACTAACTGTCTGAGCAGATGCTGCTGTAATATAATTTGTTGAACCAGTAGTCTGACCACTTCTTACATTTAAAAATAAAGGTCTGTCTTTATTTGCGTTAGATGAGTTAGTATGAATCTCAATAGGCGCATTTCCAGAAGCCGCACCATCAGTTGTTAATATACCATTAGTTGATGTTTTTAAATAAACACCACCATTTGTATCAATTGTTGTTAGACCACCACTTGAACCGCCTAAATAAAGGTCTTTCCATCTTAATGATGAACTACCTAAATCTGTAAAGTATCCAGTTCTACGAGTTACTGCGTCAGCTGAATATGTAGAACCTATTACTATATTGGGTGAGTTAAAAACAAAAGGACTTGAAGAAGCTGAGCCACCACCAGAAGATGTTCCTGTTGCTATTTGAACGATACCGTTATTAGTTCTCATAAAAATTTTATCATCTGTTACATTTATACCAACCTCACCTATGTAAAGGTCTGATGCCATCCAAGTTTCGTCTGTGTGGTCATTTGATGTAGGTATTGTAAACAACTGACCCGCAGTGGTTATTCTATGGTTTATTAATCTTGAAAATTGTTCTATTTTACTCATACTAAATATGTTTTTGTTTTAAGTTTATGTTTTTTATCTTGTTTCAGCTCTTTTTCTTATAACTTCAATTATTGATTGAGTTGCAAATTGTGATTCATAACCTGCAGTTAAGTTTGTTCTTGGATTAGGATTTACAACTGTAGATATTCCTAACTCAGGTAAGTCTGGTAGAATTGAATCCTGACCACTATTAACAACATTTTCATACACTGCTGAACCAGCTGATATCACAACATCTTCAGAACCATCAATTGTGTTAGGTGTCGTCGAGGCTGATTGTCTTATAATGACTGCATCTACACAACCATCAATTATATTTGATTTAGAAACAGGCACACCTCTTACATATCTAACACCATTTATATAAGTAACATTTGATTCATTGACCAACTTTTTATCAGTGCCAATTATGTTTACATTCTTTACACCACCTACTATAAAATTACCTGAACCACCTGAAATAGTGATGTTCTCACAACCATCACCTACTGCATTTTCGTTACCAGTTATTGATATGTTTTTAGATACTGGACCTACAAAATTTGACAAACCATTTGTCTGTATAGTTAAACTATTCGAAAGGTTCATACCTGATATGGTGTTGTTATAACCGAACTCTGGTCTTTTTCTCGCAGGTGCTACTTGTAAGAAATTAACACTTACAGGTCTTATTGTGTCTGTAGTGTTTGCAAAAGTATTATTAACAGAACCAAATGAATCAACTATAACAGACTGTCTCTTAAACTTAGTAGGTGATTTTAATTTTAAGAACTCACATTCAGTAAGACCATCACCTACAGGATCGTATTCAATTACTTTTTGTAGTCTAAGCCAATGACCATCAATCACATAAATCTTTCTAAAGTCTAAATTAGATATATCACTCGGTGTTAAGACTAACTTACAATTGATTACTTTTGAGGTAGGATCTGATATTTCGTTTATAAAATTAGACCAATACTTATTGTAAAGATTCTCATTAGTCCATCTGGCATTATCATAATAAACAAAGTCACCAACTTCCATATTATACCAGTTTATATCTCTTATAGGATCTGCTGGTGAATCAACAGTTCCTGCATAAGGATATTGTGAGTATATAGAAGAAGATGCTGATATGATAGTTGAATTAGAACCTGATAAGATTTCCCAACCATAAGCATTAGGAAAGTAAGAGTTTTGTAATTGTATTCTTGCACCACCTCTTTGTGCTGAGTAAGGTCTCATACCACCCCATATAAGAATGCGTGGCGCACTATTAGATACCGGCTTAGGCGAACCATTGGCTTCACGAGCATAAATCGCTGGTATAACAACATCTGAACCTTCAGGATTATTAATCATCACAGTAGAACCAAAAGGTAATGTGATTTTGTTTTCGTTCTTTAAGAAGTCATTGTTGATTTCTCTATTATAATATTGATAAGGTCTACCTCTTTCGTTTTTATATTTTTGATTCCAGTAATCACTTTCTTCTTTATTTTCAAAGATATAATATTTAGCAATCAACTCACCCATAGGTGTAATCTCTACTGATGTTGTATCTAATTTAGAAGACCAGTCTACTAACTGAGAAGAAGTTGAACCAGAATAATAGTAATCATCTCTTGGTTCAATTGTGTATCTCTTATCACTATCTCTATCTGCTTCAATATGAAGGTTAAACATTTTGATTATACCTAAAAGAAAATCTTTACAATCCATATCCTTCGGTAAAACATTAGACATTGAAAGAAGACCACCTTCAACTGTTTTAGGCGAAGGGTTGTTGAAGATATAACTTTGACTTTCAACTTTCAAATACCATTCACCAACTACCCCTTTTGCAATTTCTGGACCACCTGATTGATTAAAACAAAATGATGCTTTTCTACCGAGTGTAGGAAAAAAGGCTGGTGGGCCTGCGTAAGCACCAACTATTTGACTTAGCTCAATCCAAACTTCATCATTTTGTTTAAAGTATTTAGAAGTTGATGTAACATTGAGTTCTTGATTTTTCCAACCAGCAGGTTGATATCTACCAAAGTAAGCCCAGTTCTCGTTTGTAGGTGTCCAATATGATTGGTTATTCATTTTAAAGTCTATTTGACTTTCACCAATCTTTGTAACTACACCATCTCTTAATCTTTGTATAGTAGCTCGAACTTGCATACCAAAAATATAAGGATCTATAGACGCATAAGGTTGTGGACCTGAAGTAAATGCGTTGGTATATACTTCACCACCTGAACCAGGATAATATCTGTATATAGAGGTGTTAAAACTACTTGTGCCTGTGCCTATTGATGTTCCACCAAATCCATTCATATCACAAAAACCTGTAAGTTTTATAGAAGCTTGTAAATCATATTCACCAGTGTCTGAAACTTTCCATTTGTAAGTTGTGTTATCCCAGTTACCATAAGAACCAGAAGCTGTAATAGCATTATCATAAAAACTGACTGTGCCGAAACTACCAGACTCAGATTCAAACGGAAAATGTTTAGGTGTAATCGAAGGAAATATTGAAGCTGTTGCTGTTGATGTCGTTCCAACTTGTGTGAAAAAGTATTCAGATGTTCCTAAGTAAGAAGCGCCTGTTGTAAAAGACTGAGTTGAACCAACCCAGAACTTTTTTTGTTTATAATTTTCAACATCTAATTCATAGCCTGATTTCTTTTGTATTAAGATTAGTCTTTTAAAGAACTGACTGTTTAAAAAAGTTGAAGTGTATGATGAGTTCGTTTCTTTGAATATCTTGTCCCAAATCTCTTTAATATAGATACCAGGTATAAAACTGGTCACAGGAAAAGAGTTGTAATCATACTCATCACCCCAACTTATCATAGGATAAACATAACCTCTACCAGAAGCAGTTCTTCTTACAATAGTTCCTAATGTGCCAGTGTATCCACCAGTTATAAGACCTACTGGATAAAAGTAATTTACAGAGAATTGTGTTGATGAGATTACATCTGTTACCTGCCACTCACCTGCTATTTGCATAAAGTTTGCATTTACAGTCAAGTCAGGTTGTATCTTAACATAAGTGCCTTCAGTTAAACTATGAGATGTAGATGTTTGAAAAGACAATCTACCTGTTTGTGTAGAACTAAATATCCTACTAATTGTTTTTTGACCTGATGAGACTATTGAGTTAAAAGTCGCACCGTTATAAACTGATTCACCGAGCCAAGATTTTTCTATATTGTCTTTAGTCCAAGTATGATTCCACTCAGATAAATCTAAGTCAGAAAGTTTAGATGTGCCTAAGTCATAAAACAAAGATGTAAGGTCACCAGTAATACTTATTTCATATTCTATGTTACCATTGTAATCTCTTGTAATCTTTTTAAGTTGCAGATTACCTCTTGTTACTTGAACACCATCATTGTTAATAATACATTGTAATCTTAAGTTGGGATTAAAACCTTCATACACAGATGTTTGGCCTATTGTAACCCAACCATCAGCTCCGAGTTCATAGATGTGGTCAAAGATTCTGTTGTTGTTTTGTGTGCCAGGTATAGTGATAGTCTTAGACCAGTTAGTTTTACTTTTTTCTGGCTCTCTTACATCGGTTATTGTAAAGTTTATAGGTAAAGGAACATTGTCATATAAATCAAGCGAAACACCACCTGTAGAGTTAGAGTTAGGTCTTATAATTTCTTGAAAAGACTTTGTGTAAGGTTGATTTATATTTGATTTCAAATCATAAACAAAAGTTGAACTCGTCGCTAAACCTAAAGCAGGTTCATTCGGTGTCGCTAATATGTTTGAAAATGGTCTGTGATAAATTATTAACTCTGTCTTCATTATCTAAGTGTTGTTTTAGAGTAAGCCATTTGATAATTCAAAGCATATTCTATTGGCCTTTCGGTTTTTTGTTTTACTTCAATTGAATTATCTGAAATAACTATAGGTAAGATTTGCCAAGCTGCGTTCTTATGAATAAAACCACAAGTTCCAGGCACAGTTGCTCCATAAACAGACCAAAGTAAATTACAATTTACAATGTTGCCTGATACAGAAGTAACAGTAAAGTCGTCATTGAAATCCGAGTTCTCAGTAAAAGCAAATAAAGTATCACCTACTTCGAAACCGTGTTCACCATCTACCCAGAAATTAACATACAAACCATCTTGGTAAGGTCTAAATGAAAACAACTCGGGTCTTTTGTAAGTAAAGACAGCTTTAGAAAGCCACATCTCATACAACCAGTCTGTATCACCTCGTGTGCAAAATGAACTTACATTATGAACTGATTGAGCATTTACACCATACACACTTGAACCACGGTCACCTACTTGATAAGACCAATCACCACTATAATTAGAGTTAAGAAGTTTTTTAAATTCTTTTCTTTCTATTTGGTAGGCATTTTTTCTTCTATGATAAAAAGTAAAGTGTTCTATACCACCTAATAGACCTACAAAAGCTATTCGTGTTGAAAAGACTTTAGGCCCCCTAACATTGAATCTAAATGTCTCAGACACACCAATCCCGTTATATAGTAATCTTATTGTATAATAATCTATAAGGGGATTTATAATCGGTGTGCCTACTATTCTATTAATGTCTATAGGTCCGCAAGCAATTCTAAATCTTTTTTTAGAACCAAGTGCGTTTGTAAAATTAGATTGTGTAAAACCACCTGTATAGTTGTAGGCTTTAAACTCAACTGATGAAGCAGTTCCAAAACTTATAAGTGATATAAAATCAAGTGAATAAGGTTCGTTGTAAGTAATATCAAGTTCTCTTTTTACATTAGTAAGAAAAAGAGTTTCAGCTGACTGTGTTCCAATTAAGTAATTAGTCGCATTAAAAGTAGGAAACTCTTCGTAGTCAATTGCTGCCTCAAAAAGGTATGCTGAGTTTGAAGTCGACAAATTAGTATATTGTAAGATGTCACCATCACAAGTAGCAGTATTGTCATATTCTTCACCAAATTTAAATTGTATCAAAAAAGAAGATGAAGGCGCAGTTGTTGAAGCTCCTGAGTTTAAGACTGATGTATAAGAAACTTTATTAATTTCTGTTTTAACATAATCAGTTAAGACTCTACTAAGTTGAAAGAAACCATAACCTGATATTGGGTCAGGAAAAATCTTAGTTGTAAAAACTTTGATGTTGTTTATGTAGACATCACAAATGAATCTAAAATTACACTTACCTGAATTATTAGAATCAACTGTAACATTTATAGGATTTGCTGAAGGATAAAACTTGTTTTGAGTTAAGTTCTTTATAATTGTGATAGCCATTTATATTCTTTCTTTATAGAATATGTTATGCGTTTAGTTGATTGTTTATCATGTTATTTAGATAAGTTTGGTAAGCTGTATTTAAATTAGCTGCTAAATTAGGAATTCTTGATTCAACAACTGAGTTAAAGAATCCTCTCGGTTTTATACCTTTCTTTTGAATTGAATGACCTAAAACCCAGTTATTTAGACCTTTAGAATCAGCCCACTCTTTGATTGCAAGTGCAGTTCCTTTCCAATTACCTTTGAATGAGAACTGAGAACCTACATTAGTTAGAGTTCCGTTCACACCTTCGTCTAAGAACTTACCATAGTCAATCATCTTAAATGTAATATTACCATCAAGTGTATCATCTTGATTAAAGCCAATTGAGTTGACTAAATTAGATTGAAAGATTAAACCTTCTTCATTTATCTTAGCTATAATTGCTTGAACTGTTTCGATACCCCATTGTGCTTTTGCTTGTTGAAGTAATAATATTAATTGGTCGTTCATCAGATAAAGATGTTTTTAGTAGTAATCATTTTTAAAGCAGTTCCTGATGTTAAAGAACCAGCCTCAATACTTGCAGTCGCCCAGTTCACACCATCAGATGAGTAAGCATAACTTCTTGCAAAATCATAATTAGATTGTGGTGTAATCCAGAATTGTTCCATCTCGTTAGACCAATTAATATGATTCCAACTATTTGTAGCACCTGATACTTCTGACCAAGTCAAACCTGTTTTAGATGTAAAATATTTATTAGTAGCAAAAGGATTTGAACCTGTTCCTAAACCAGCAATTACAAAAAGGTCTAATTGTGGTGAGTAAGCGATAGTATCTTTTCGTGTGTCTGTAAATGAAGCAAAACTTTGAGTTATGTAAGTCCAAGTAGAACCTGAATCATCACTGAATGCAATATCTGCTCCAAATTTATTACCAACACCTACTAATCTACCTAAATTATCTGAGTAGGCTACATCAAGCAAAGGAACAGCAGTTGATGTAGTCCAATTTATACCATCAGTAGATGATGCAAAGTAAGGTGATGAACTAATATTACTAACAATAAACTTACTTATACCATCAATCCACTTAACATTTCTCCAAATAGTTCCCATTGTAGATGTTGATAAAGTCCATCCTATACCTGTTGTAGAATATTGTGGTTTATTCTCACCTACAGCTACAAACATATTCAAAGATGGTGAGTAATCTATATCGTATCCTCGTTGTCCAGCTGAATAAGCATGGGAAGCAGTAGCCCAAGTCAAAAGGTTATCTGAATACATTACAAATGGCAGAGGACTTGAAACACCACCAAAGGTTACAAATCTATTAATTGCAGAACTAAAGGCAATTGCTAATGGTTGTATAGCAGTAGCAGCTCCACCAGAAACACCGTTGTTTGCAATATTAAATTGAGACGCAGTAAAAGTGTTACCACCTGTAGACCATACAACATTTGAGTATGTTGTTTCAACATCTAAAGTTACTAACATACCGATACCATAAGGTTTAGGCCACTCACCTATCTTATTATAACTCTCACTAATCAGAGGTATCTTACCGTTATGTTTTATTACAAGTCTACTCATTAGTAGGTTTGGAAGTTTTTAATCGAAGTTAGCCACATATCTGTTCCATCATAAGCCATACTCATCAAAAATGATCCTGTCGCAGATATTGCAGTAGCACCTGGCGTAAGCCAATTTGCCGTTGAATTCAAATCAAATGTGTATGTGCCTGCTTTGACAAAAAAGTTATAAATAGAATATGTTGGATTGCTGTAGCCAAATGTTGTGTTACCTGTAAGAGTGTAGAAGAACATATTCGCACTTAAACTTTGTGTAAAAACTCCGGTTACTGAGGTGCTTACAACAGGGTCAGCTTGTATATAAAAATCCAAAGCAATTGAATAGGTCCCACTGGTATTACCGTTTGCTAAAGTCGTTTGTAAGTTTTGAGAACCACTAACACCTGATGTGCCAGATGTTCCGGTTGAACCAGTTGCACCAACGGCACCAATAGAACCTGAAGTTCCTGAAGAACCATTCTGACCTGAGGTGCCAGATGTTCCGGTTGAACCAGTTGCGCCAATAGAACCTGATGTTCCTGAAGAACCATTTTGACCTGATGTTCCTGAAGAACCATTTTGACCTGATGTTCCAGAGGTTCCAGAGCCAGTTGCGCCAGTAGCACCTACAACACCACCAACTAAAGTTCTAATCCATTGATTATCACCAGTCGCATCATAAACATAAGGTGATTCAAAATATCTTTGACCTTGAAAAGTGTTTGTTATAGTTCCTGTAAAGACATTTGTTGCAGAGAAATTAGAACTTTGAGTTAAAGCATTTATCTGAGTTGAATAAGAAGCACTGTTTAACCAACCATCTATAAAGGTCGCATCTATTATACCACTTGTTCCTGATGTTCCTCTTGTGCCTGAAGAACCAGATGAACCATTTTGACCTGAAGAACCTGAAGTTCCTGAAGTTCCTGATGAACCACTTGAACCAGAACTACCACTTGAGCCAGAAGTTCCTGTTGTTCCCGATGAGCCATTCTGACCTGATGAACCACTTGAACCGTTCTGACCTGATGAACCACTTGAACCAGATGTTCCTGAAGAACCAGATGTTCCTGATGAACCACCACCAGCAGGTCCAGTAGCTCCATTAAAACCAGATGTCCCTGAAGTTCCTGTTGTTCCAGATGAACCACTTGAGCCAGATGTTCCTGAAGAACCTGAAGTTCCAGCAAATGAACCTGTAACAGAGATAGTTGCTCCGTTGTTCATTGTGAATATGATTTGATTTGAGTTAGGTGAATAACCTGAGACAGGATATAAACCAGTAGCACCAGTCGGTCCAGTTGCTCCTATAATGTTTTCAACCCAGAATGTAGTTCCTAAACCATCAGTTGCTAAAACATAGTTTTGAGGACCATCAACTGCAGTATAAGTAATCTGACCAATCTGAACACCAGCTGAACTAAATCTTGCTAAGTCTTGTGAGTTACCAACAATAGCAACTTGATTTGCAGTAGGTCTTCTTAAACCTGTGTCTGTATCTAATAAGAAAGAGATACCAGGTGATGCAGTAGTTCCTGAAGGAAATAGTAATTGACCTGAACCTTCTTCTAATAAAGATGAACTTAAAGATTGACTACCAGTCCAATATGCGTGTTTAGGTGCAGAACCTGAACCTGAGTTAACTTGAACATTACCAGCCGATGATACAGTTCCAAAACTTAATTGTCCTGCACCATTTGTGATAAGTGCATAACCTGAAGCACCATCAGCCGTTGGTAAAGAGAAAGTTAAAGAGTTTGCACCATTGTAATTTAAATTAAATGATGAAGTCAAGCCGTTGTTGATTATCAACTTATCGCCTTGTATGTTACTGGTGTTAGAAAAGCCTACTTTTTTTTGTGCCATTATATCTCGTTAGTTTTTATGTTAAAAGAATAGTCAGGATCATCACAATCTGATGACTCTCCGTTAAAGATAATTTGAATATCTATAATCACACCAGAAACTGAATCTAACCAACGGTCAGAGAAAGGTTGAATATTAGGTATACTAATAACATCAAAAACCTCTGACTTTAATTTTAAGAATCTAATTAATCTAAATGCTATTTCTTCACAGTCGGAAATGATCTTGTTTTGATTAGAAGTTCCATCTGCCGCAATAAAAACTAAATCGTAGATAAGTATCTGGTAGTTTCTTTGAATTGCGTAATCTGAAGTGACTTGTGTTTGTGTAGGATTAACCCATAAACCAGGATAAACTTGGTTTACTTTAGCCTCGCCATTTTCATTATAGAGTTGACCGAATCCATATTGTAGTATGTTAGGGTCAGTAGTAGACCACTGATTAAAAACAGTGTTCATTCCGTTCTGTGATAGATATTGAATACTCATACTTGATATGTTTAAGTTCTTTTAGATTGTTTTTTTCTGACCACCTGATGCCAAGTAAGATATGTGATTTAAAACAGTAATTATTGACAGCTCATAAATTAATTGAACTTTTAGTAAATCACCATCAGCTAACTTTACTATTGTGTGGTAGAGACCCCACCTTTTTTGGAACGCTTCTGCTTGCGCGTCTTCGTAGGTGTTGGGGTCATCGCTGTCGTCATCGTCTGAACTTCCTCCTTCATCATTGTGTTGAAAGATTCCAGAGAAATTATTGATAATTCTATTCCGAGAGTCGAAAAAAAAAGACAGGCACCTAACACGGTCTGTATACTTAGTCTATCTCTAAAGAGATTTGCTCTTTTTTCAAATCCCTGTGCTTTATGTGGTTCAATCTCATAACTATCATCTAAGTCTTTAGTTATAGGTCTATAAATAAGAGCCAGTGTTAGATGTAAATTTACAATAGGGTCTTGTTTAAATTGTTCACCATCAGTGAATACACCTGCTGACATTAAGTTCATCTCAGGTTCTAAACCATAAACTATACCATCAATCTCTAATTTTGTTTCTACTTCACCTTTAGGTTCAACATCTATAAAACTTAACTTTTCACTTAATTTTAAATACTCACCATAAGGTAAGGCTCTAATGTCTTCTGGGTCACAATCACAAATTATTGCAATCTTTTCTATAGACTGACTTATTTTGTTTTCTGTTTCTACTAATAGTAGTTCTTGATATTGACCGACCGTGATATCATTCCAACTGTTTGGTGTTTTCATAAAGTTTTTTTATTTTTTGTCTTCTTTTCTTTGCTCTGTAATATGATTCAACACTTATGTTTTCAGCAGTTCCATTTATAAAGAACACTTTTAATATACTGGCCGTCATAAACCTAAAGCTTTTAGTTTTAAATCTCTGAGATACCAGTTAGGTATAGATTTGTGTTCTAAGACTTCTATCTCACCATCTTCAGTTCTAATCTCTCTATACTTTTTCATCTTACAATCACCAACAGTTATGTTAATAACTTCAAGTTGAATTTTATCTGATGAGAAAAGAATCTTTCTTATTATGTTTTTACTCATAAATCAATCCACTCCATATCAAAATCATATTGATTGGCTCTGTTAGTTTTTGTTAAGTATGTAAATGTTGCATACCTAATAGCACAAAGTGCATCATCGAATAGTTTAATTGGTTCATCTGTTTTGATATCACCTTTCATCTTCCACTTATATCTTCTTAGTTCTTCTAAAGTTTTAACTGACTCTCTGTGTATAAAGAAGTTTTGACCTTTGATACAATCTATACCTTCTTTAACTTCTTTCATTGAATTGACTGCATCAAAGCCAGCTCTTTTAATCTCTTCAATAGTTTTAGGTTCAGCAGAATCACAATAAACTCTACCTGTTATATCTAAATCTTTCATTAAAGTTATCAAGTCATTAGTAGTTAAGTAAGACTGATGTATGATTTCTTTACACCAGATTATTCTCTTATTAACATTAACCCATATCTTTACAAGTGCAGTCGGGTGATTATAACCAAAATCTAATCCCCATATAATCTCATCAAATAAATTGTGTGTGTTATTATCTGAATCAGTTATAGTTAAATCTTCTTCTGTAAAGAATTGTTGATGATTATAAACTAACTCATTGTTTTTAGCTGGTATGCCTAAACCATAAATCTGCCATAAGTCTTCATCAGTTAGTTTATAACTTTCAATCTGATTTACAATTGCTTGAGGTAGAAAAGGATTATCAACATAAGTTGAATGTAAGTAAAGGCAATCTTCATTTGCTTTTAGTTTTAAAGACCAGTGAAGGGCATCAGATGGATTTTGAGCCATTAGAATCTTTTCACCTGTTCTCATAAAGAGTTGGTCAGCTTCATCTTTATCTATCTCATTAACCTCATCTATAAAAACTAAGTCGTGTCTTAAACCTCTTAACTTAATTGCTTGGTCTAATGATATAAACTGAACTGTGTTATCATTTAGGTTGTAGAAGTTATTTGTTTTATTGTGGTTCTCTTCTTTGTAGATACCATATGTTTTTAACATCTCAACAAATTCTCTGTAAGCACCTAATCTTAAAGAAGGAAATGTCTTACGAGCAATTGTAATAATCTTATCTTTGTTTCTTAAACAATATATCAGAATATACTGTAAAATTGCATAGGTCTTACCAGAACGAGAACCACCTACATTTAAAATGAATCTGTGGTTTGATGCAAGCATCTCATCTAAAATTCTATTACCTTCAATCTCTAACTTCATTCAGTTTCTTTTTTCTACAGGTCTCATAATATATCTTAAACCTTTCTTTATTGTTTTGATAATAAGCTTTTCTTCTTATAACAAGTCTTTCTTTATTAAGAACATTCCAAGTTCTTTTATACTCATCCATCTTTTCTTTATTGTCTAAGTAATATTGACGAGAAGTCTGGTCTCTACATACTTTACAAATTGGGTCTAAGTTATCTCGATATCTTTTCTGATTATAAAAATCAGTTGTTTCTTTTTGACACTCACATTTTTTACAAGTCTTCATCTCTTCTAATTATTTTAACTATTACTTCACCTATCTGTAAATCTTTTCCGTTAGAGGTCACATCAACCTTTTGTGGTTTGTGTAGACCAAGTAACTTATTCATTTCTTTTTGTGCTTCTAATCTAACCTTTTCATTTTTAGATGACTCTATAATCTCTTCAAGTCTTGCCATTGCATTGTGAAATGACTCTTCGTGTTCTTCTTTAAAGATTTCATTTATTCTGGTCTTAGATATTTTAATTAGTTCATATGAATAAGTTTGTGCATATCCTATCTCTTTCATTAGAAAGTCAAGCATTGTCTTAGTTGTTGCAAACTTCTCAACTCTCATTTTGACTAAGGACATAATGATGTCTTCTTTAGAGAAATCTTTTTTTTCGTGGTTTTTCATATTTATTATATAAAAAACTTGTGAGATTGTTTTTGTTTTCGTATATTTGTTAAACAATTAAAAACACACACTATGAAAACTTGTAAGACAATCAAAACAAATCTAATTGACTACAGTTATTTAGTCAATTCAAATAACAACTATGACCTTATTATCGACTTACATCGTCTTGTGAGAGATTATGCTGAACTTTACAGTATAACACATGAACAAGCCGTCACAAACCTGTTAGATACTGAGATACATATCACACCTTCTAAGCAATCTATCAAGTTTTTTTTAAATGGTCGTCAGGTATTCATCAGTAGAAGTTCTCTTTATGGATTCTCAAACTTTTCTTAATCCTAATATGAAAGAAGAAAAGCTAACTGATGAACAACTATGGCAGTTGTGTATCGATGAAGAGAATAAGAAGAAGACTAAGACTCGACTTAAAAATGAAGACGAGTCAATAGACTGGGAGTTCTGGTCTAAAGAGTTTGAAAAGACTAAAGGTCTTAAATAAAAAAACCCGACTTTACTTAAACGGCAATTCAAATTGATAGTCGGGTTTTACACATTAGAAAGTGTTGGTGTTGATTTGTAAAATAAATATATTGCGTCAAATAATATACGATGAGATTTCAACACCACTCATCTTAAGTTATATAAAAAAAGTTCTAAAATGTTTTTGTAGTTCGAAAAGTTTTAGTATCTTTGTTAAACAATTAAATAACCATTATGACACAAAAAGAAAGAAACTGGGTAATTCAAGCAATCATCAACTGTATGCCACTCGTGATGTTTCAACACGAACAAGATAAACTTAACACAATGATGGCTAAGTATGTCGATCCTAAGACGGTCATTACCGATAATGAAATTAGAGAAGATATAGTTTATTTAGATAAGATTTACGGTTAATCCACTAAGGCATAATCCATCATCACGAGTTTCGTTTCCGTGTGGGCTCACACTTCAACTCGTGTTAAGATTGTTAAATGATGTTGCTGGTATGGTGGGCAATCCTTTTTTCTGATTCAAGTAGAGGGAAGCAGACTTCATTCCTTACAAGTGATTAAACTTGCTTAGAATCTTTCTACCTCCATCAATAATCTTTCTTTCTGATTACAAGTGTCGGTCGCACACATAGCATCTCTGTATGTGATTGGTCAGCAACTTTCAAAGGTTTGAGATCCTCCGCTATACATACTACTTCTGACTTAAACTCTATAGTTGCGATTCGTATAGTCCTCCTGGTATCGCGATTAGATACATACAGCCAGCGTTGTCGTGCCCCGCTCTGTAGTAAATCCGTTAATTGCTTTTGATTTGTGCTTGTTATTTGCTTTTGATTGCCTGTTATGTTAATGTATATTCAAAAAAAATAAAAAGTTTAGAAAGTTGGATTATTTATTGCAAAAAAAAGAGACGACCCTCAAGTCGTCTCGTTGTGATTACATCTGATTCATCATTATCTTTTTAAAGACATCTCTATCATCGTCTGTTAGGTTCTTGTCGTTTTCTAAACACCATTTAGCCCATCCTCTTTTCGCACCTTTAAAATTAACCTCATCTATTTCGTCTAATAGTCTGCCTTTATATGAACCTTTAACTACCATTAGGCCATCCTCACTTACAACAAACATAGAATAGTCAGGAAATTTTTGACCAATATAAGACTGACTTACCGTAGAGGTTGAATCATCATTTGTAAACCTACTCATTATCTCGATTGCTTTATGAAGAATTGACATATCATCTATTACATCACCGTAACAATCATAAAAGTTATGATCATCTTCTAACTCATCATCTACTTCTTCTTCAATAGATTTACTTTGTGACGCCATATAATCAATGTGACCTTGTAAGTCTAAACACTTTACTTCTAACCATTTTTCATACTTTCTAATAGATTGAACATCTATACGAATATCGTTTCTTCTTGCTTCTGTTAAAGCATATTCGAGTAAGATATTTGTTCCTTTGATTTCATTGATTTGATACTTTGATACCATAATCTCTGCGAGTTTTGTTAACTCGACTTTTGTTTTTTCACGCATAAAATTTAAGTTTTTATTTTAGCGGCATTGCCGTCTAATTTATATCCAACAAATTCAAAAAAGTTGAGTATAACAATTATGGAAAAGTATGTTTATAAAGGAAAACCTTTTATCTGTAAAACCTGTAATAAAAAGGCTCTTACTCAAAAAGAAGACATGACTGAGTGTTCAAAGTGTAGAGGCTTAAGTAAACAAGACCACAGCAAGTGTCAGAATTGTAATAGAAGATTCTTTACAACTATTGGTAAAACTCTTTGTAGACATTGCTTTGCTATTGAAGGTAACTTCAGTCAATCTTATAGAAAATCTCAGATGCCTAAGAATGCAAGTAAAACCATTAGACAATGGACACCACAAATCAAAATCTTACTTGTTAAACTTCGTTGGAACCTTTTTAACCCTGTAGACCCTTTTAAGATTGCACACATTTATATGGATTGTGTAAATAACGAGAATAAATATTCAAGTTTAGAACCAGACCAACAGATACAATATATGTTGTTAGAACTAAACAGAATGATGACTGGTGAGTTTGTTGTTAAAGGTTCTTACAGAAAAGGTAGAACTGTTGAACAGATTGATAGTTCAGGTGTTACAATTAAAGAGTATATCTCTCTTAGAATGGCAGCTGCTGAACATAAAATCAGTAGAAATATTGTTCAAAAGTCGTGTGATAACGGTGGTTATTTAAATAAGAAACACAAAAGACTTAGATTTAGGTATAAGGATTAAGTTAATATATATATTTAATATGGAAGAACTTAAAAGAAAAATAGCAGAAACAATTTATGTGCCTGACTATCTCAGAAAGTGGAAAAGTGATGTTGATATAAAGGATGAGGTAACAACAATTCTATTTGAGATACTTGATTGTTACTTTAATGGAGTTGTTAAAGAGTTTATTTCAAATAGAAAAGTTAAGATACTTTGTTTTAAGATTGATACTTACTCATATGATTTCTCGCAATTAACTGACGGTGAGATATACTTACAAAATTGGTTATTCATAGGACAAACTATTGAACTTTGGATTCAGTTCGCAATTGAATCAGAAGAGTTTGAAGTAGCGGCTAACTTAAGAAAACTACTCAACAACGAATATGCATAACTGGCAACAGTGGTTAAATGATAATTATAAAATCATCTCATATTGGGCTCGTAGATGGCATCCTGAAGAATGGGCAGAACTGATAGCCTTTTTGACTTTCTATTTAGAAAAGAACTGGTCTAAATTTTCTTTGATTCCTGATGGTAATGATAGAATTAAGTTTTTACAAAGTTGGATGAAGAATAATGTTAAGTGGTCTAATAGTGATTTTAGAAAATCTATTGCAGTAAATAACTTTAATGAAGAATGGGATACAGAAGGTGAAGCAATTGATGATAACTTAGATATTAAAGCAGAAGATATAGGTGATGATGTTAAAGAGTTTATTATAGACTTACATCGTAGGTTCTCAGAAGTAGAAGTGATGAAGATAATCTCAGTCAGAAAAGTTTATATTACTTTACAATCACACGAGAAAGTTCTTTATGACCTTTACATCACACAAATGTTATCTATAAGAGGTGTTGCTAAACGGTTAAATCTACCGATGTCTGCCGTGTATGGTATGATAAATGATTTGAAAAAAAAGATAAATGACGAATGTTAGAAATTATTGGATTGGCTTGTATAGGTGTTCTTTGGATTACCGCAGAGCCTATGATTAGATTAAAGAGTCTTTATAAGAAAGACAACTGGTTCTCAAGACTTATCAATTGCTGTCTTTGTTCAACTTTTTGGATAGCCATTTTATATAAACTGATATGGTTTCAAAGTTTAGACTTATTTGTAGCAAGTTGTTCAGCCGTGTTAGGCGAACTTATTTGCAGAAAATTAATAGAAGGAAGATTATGATTAGTGAAGAAACATTTTTAAAAGCACACGGATTAGTAACAGAGTGGCAAGGTAAAGAGAACTACAATGTGCCTGCGGAAGTTATCCGTCAGATATTTAACACACATAACCAGATATTCTGGGAAAATCAAGAACACTCAACTGCATGTAGTGGTTGCAGAGCTCGTGTATGGGGTAGATTAAAGTCTTGGTATCATGAGAATAAACATTTATACGGATATTAAACATAAAAAGAAAACGATTTAGTAATGCAAGAATATCGCAAATCGGCTACTGCTTCTGTATCAGATGCAACTTGGTCAACAGAAGCACCTATCAATGTTAATCTTGAACCTGGTGTTAAACACTATACAGCTGATGGTGAGTTATGGACTGGACCTACACACAAAGATGAAACAGGTCGTTTAATGACTGGTGAAGAACATACAGAAGATTCTGAATATCTTTATCACGAAAGTGAATTAAAGAATCTTTCTTTTGCAAGTTACAATGATTATCCAGAAGCTGCAAAAGAAGCAGCTGCTTCTGCCTTAAGATGGGCTGAAGAAAATGGTTGGGGTGATTGTGGAACACCTGTAGGAAAAGCAAGAGCAAATCAATTAGCAAAAGGTGAGTCAATAAGTGAAGAAACAATTTCTCGTATGGCTTCTTTTGAAAGACAAAGACAAAACTCTAATAGAAAATTAGGTGATGGTTGTGGTCGTTTAATGTGGTTAGCCTGGGGTGGAGATGCTGGAGTAGAATGGGCTCAAAGAAAGTTAGAACAAATTAAAAAAGAAAAACTTAATTCTCAAAAGTTTGCTAAAGTAAGAAGAGTTCTTTTCAATGAAGACTTTGATGTTGAAGTAGCAAGAAAATATAAAGAGATGGGTTTCAAAGTTTATGTTAGGTCTTCTCGTAAGATTAAAAGAAAAGATAACAAAGTTTGGAATCAATTAAAACAAGCGAACTTAACAGAAGACAACTTAGTCTTCGGTGAGATTCAACAATTAGATAAAAGATTTGAATTTGATTTACTAATGACAGGAGAAGATCCTGTGTTAGAGATGTTGTCTGTTAGAGGTCGTCAGGTTAATCCTAAGAAGGTTTTAAAGTCTTTTCCTGTAAGTAGTATTCAGGAGGCTGAAATGATTGAAGAGAGAGAAAGAAAACTAATTGATTTAAAGTTTGCAACTATAAACTTCTTTTATCGTTATCAAGAGATACCAGGAATTCCTGAAGCAAAAAGTGGTAGTAGACCTTTTTGTAAAACTTTATTAAAATCCGATAGAAGATATACTATTGAAGAAATAAGAAGTCTAAGTAACACTCACTTAGAAGAAATGTTTGCTAACTATCCAGGCTTAGAACCAGATGTGTTTTTATGGAGAGGTGGTTTTTATAGAAAACCAGGAACTTCTGAGACAACGCCTTACTGTAGACATCAATGGACTTTAGAAATCTCTATGAGTTAATTTACAAATGTAAATAGAACACCAATTAAACCCTTTTGTCTTTTTATGGTAGTTCATCTGTCTCATCAGGTGGTGCTGGTGGTGTTGGTGTTATATCAACATATTCATAAGTTCCATCTTCTAAAACATAAAACTTATAAATTCTATCAGGGTCTGGTTGAGTTGTGTCCGTATAAATTATATAAAGGTCTCTATCAAGAGTTCCAATAAAAAAGTATCCAAATTCTTGTTCCGGAAACATATTTACTTTAATAAGGTTTTTTTCATCACCAACATCAACTCTTGTTATTTCTGGTGCCGAACCTTGAACGAAATGTTCTGTATCTACTACTATCATTATTTTATTTTTATTTTTATGTTATTCCTGCTCCTTGTTTATATCCAGTTGTTCTAACACCAGGTCCAAAAACAACAGCATGTATC